CAGTCGCCGCAACAACTGCTGAAGAAAATGAAGTTTCAGATTCGACAATCGAACCTGAAGTCACACCAACAACAGAAGGAGACGAAGTGGACAACACCGTCACAAACGCGGAAACCGTCGAGACGGTAGAAGCCGCACAGTCAGTGACCGCACAATCAAACGCCGTGGGTGGTTGGAAAGCAACGCCACGCATTGAAATCACTGCTGCAAAGTACCTAGAAAACAAGGTTCTTGCTGCAACAGGCGACGAATCAGCGCGTCAATACGTTTTGGCAGCTGACAACACAACAGACAACGCTGGACTTGTTCCAACACGTCAGTTGACTGAAGTTATCAACGGACTATCAACAACAATTCGCCCAAGCATTGACGCGATTTCTCGCGGTGCATTGCCTGACGCTGGAATGACTTTTGAGATTCCTAAGATTACAGTTGCACCAACAGTTGCAGTTGTCGCCGAAGACGCTGCATTTTCTGAAACCGATCAAAACAGCGCGTTCTTATCAGTGGACGTCAAAAAATTTGCGGGTCAGCAAAAATTTAGCGTAGAATTATTGACACGCACTAGCCCATTGTTCTATGACGAACTATTGCGTAACATGGTCGCGGCTATGGCTAAGGCGCAGAACTCATACGTCAACGGCATTTTAATTTCAAACGCAACACTTGACGCAACAACAGTTGCAACATACCCAACGGCTGCTGAACTACTTGGAATCACCGCACGCGGTGCAGCAAGTGTTTATGGCGCAACCGCAGGTCTTGCCAATCCATTCGCACGCAACATGATCGTTTCAACAGGTCAGTGGTCAAACATCATGGGCTTGAACGATTCAGGTCGTCCTATTTACACCGCTTCAAATCCAATGAACGCTGGTGGCGCAGTAGTGCCAACATCACTTCAAGGAAACGTCGCGGGCTTGAACCTATACGTTGACCCAACAAACGGTGGCGACGGTGACGGAACGATCTTGGTTGTTAACCCAGACGCCTACACATGGTACGAGGGAACTTCATACCAGTTGCGCGCAGAATCAACCGCTGACGGTTCAATCACAGTGGGTGTTTATTCATTCGGTGCAGTTGCGACAAAGATCGCAGCGGGCGCGTTTAAGAATAACAAGGCGTAACAAAAACAAACTAATCATGCGCTACGGTCACTCCCGAACGTAGCGCAGCAGTCGAGAGGAACGGAAATGCCAAGTATTGTGTCAACGCAGCAATTGCGTAGTGTGCTTGGCGTTTCCGTTTCACTTTATCCAGACAGTTATCTGGACGAAATCATTAACACCGCAGAAGCGGTCATTTTGCCAATGCTGGTTGCAAACACTTCAGCAATTAACGCTTACAAACTAGAATCAAACGTCGCGACGTATTACACGCAACGCGCACATCATTTCGTTGCGGGTCAATCAGTGGTCGTTGCTGGATTACCAGCACCCTTTTCAGCAACCGTCACAGTGGTTGACGTAAAAGAATTTCATTTTACCGCAGCAATAACCAGCGCGGACGTTACATTGCGTGACATTATTCCAACAGGCACGGCAACACTTTCAGGCTATTCAGCCGCCGAAATTTATGCCAACAGTGCGCCAATTGAATCAGCCGTTCTTGCAGTAAGCGTGGAAGTTTTCCAATCACGCGTTGCAGCAGGTGGTCAGATCGAAGGCGTTGATTTTCAAAGTACGCCGTACCGCATGGGTCGCAGTTTGACCAACAGAGTGTCGACATTACTTATGCCGTTTTTAGACGTTGAAACGGTCGTTCAATAAATGCCAGCCAATGCCGTTTCCGAAACCCGTGCAGCCTTAGCCAACGCGTTCAGCGCACTGGCTGCAAACATTTACCCAAGCGTTCCAGAATCGCCCATTCCACCAGCAATTGTGGTTGTTCCAGATTCACCGTATTTTGAAATTGTCTTGCTGGGTAAATCACAAACAAAAGTCAAAATCAATTTTGCGATTACTGCCATTGTTGCTTCAAATAGCAACGCAGGGTCATTAGACAATCTGGAAAAACTAATCATGGGAATTCTTGCGGCAATGCCCGCAGGATACGTTGTCGGGGTCGTTGAGAAACCGACGGTGCTTGAAGTAGGTCAATCACCAATGCTCGTCGCGGACATTAACGTTTCAACTTATTACACACAAACAACATAAGGAGTAAAAATGCCAACAACAGTAATAACTGGGCGCGATGTCACCTTTACTATTGGTGGCAATAATTACGACGCGCAAGCAACCAGTGCCGTGCTATCTAATAGCCCAACAATTGAAACGTACCAAACTTTAGACGGCAAGGTCTACCGTCACATTGATGACCAGTTCTCGTTTGACGTTGAAATGCTTGCAGACTGGGGCGCTACTGGTTCATTGTGCGAGGGTTTATGGAACGCAACTGAATCAGCACCAAACACAGGAATTTCAACAGTGTTGACTGCCGCAAGCGGTGCAACATTTACATTCCAGATTTTGCCAGCGTTTCCAAGCGCGGGCGGTACTGCACCAGACGCGCAGACCGTGTCACTATCGTTCACCGTTATCGGCACACCAGCCGAAGCGTTCTAACACAAACAATCGGGAGACAAAATGAAACTACCAATCACGATCGAGTTCACCAGTGGTGATCAAGCAACATTCGTTGCTGCGCCGCCTGAGTGGGTTCGCTGGGAGAAGCACACAGGCAACACCATTGCACAGGCGCAAGAAAGAATCGGAATTTCCGATTTAGTTTTTCTCGCTTACTATGCAATGAAGCGTGAAGCAGCAGGTAAGCCCGTCAAAACCCTAGAGGTTTGGACTGAAACCATTGCGGACGTGAGTGTTGGTGAAGCAAACCCAAAAGTTACCCAGTCGGAAGTCTAAGCCGAATAGTTTGGGAAGTAGCCCTAGCAACAGGGCTACACCCAAACGATTTCGAAAATGCAGAGGACATTCTGACAGTTATTGAAATCCTAGAGAGGCGCAACAATGGCTAGTGAAGCGATCACTTATGACAAAGCCGAATTGCGTTCTATTACGCGGGCATTCAAAGCAATGGACGACGAGGCAATCGATCAAGCAAAACAAACGTCTAGTGCGCTCGCTGATTTTGTGCGTGTCAAAATTGTTGCAGCCGCTAGTGGCAAGACCCGAAACATTTTGGATAACAGGGTTGCAGAAGGCGCAAGAGTTTCAAAGTCGTCAAAAATTGGTGAAATCAGTTTTGGTTTTGCTGGTCAAAAATTAAGCGGTGGCGGTACAACGCAACAATTGTGGGGCGGTGCTGAATTTGGTTCAAACCGCTATAAGCAATTTCCAGTTTGGTCAGGGCGTGAGGGTCGCGGGTCGCGCGGTTGGTTTATTTACCCAACGCTAAGATCAGCCCAACCAGAGATCATTCAAAAGTGGGAACAAGCGTTTTCGACGATAGTTAAGAGGTACGACTAATGGCAGGTTCAAGAACCCTTAAACTTTCGATTCTTGCTGAAACAAAAGACTTAGTTGCTGGGTTAAATACCGCAAGCAAGGAAACGCAAACCTTTGGCGATAAGGCAACAGAATTTGGCAAAAAGGCTGCATTGGCGTTTGCGGTCGCTGGTACTGCCGCGCTTGCGTTTGCAGCCGACGCAGTAAAGGCAGCCGCGCAAGACGCATTGGCGCAAGAAAAGTTAGCCGAAACAATCAGGGCAACAACCAACGCCACGACCGCTCAAATTGCAGGGGTTGAGGATTACATAACGGCCACGTCAATTGCCGTTGGTATTACCGACGACGAATTGCGCCCAGCCTTTAGCCGTCTGGTTAGAAGCACAAAGGACACTGAGGAAGCCCAGCGCCTATTGAATCTTGCCCTTGATCTTAGTGTTGCCGCGGGCAAGCCAGTCGAAACCGTCGCAAACGCATTGGGTCGCGCATACGACGGGAACACGGCTGCGCTTGGAAAACTTGGTTTGGGACTTGACGCAAACCTTTTGAAGTCAAAAGACAATGAAGCGATCATTAAATCACTTGAAACAACTTACGGGAATTTTGCTGAGGGTGCAGCCGAAACCGCAGCAGTCAAGTTTGAACGAATCCGCATTGCAACCGAGGAAGCCAAAGAATCAATTGGCGCAGCCCTTTTGCCAGTGGTCGAACGTTTAGCCGATTATGTTTTACAAACAGTCGTTCCCAATCTTGAATCGTTCATCAACGGTTTGACGGGTCAGGGCAGTTTGACCGAAGCGAGCGAAAACGCAACTGACGGTGCGTTCAAGTTTGGTGAACAAGTTAAAAAAGTCATTAACACGGTCATTGACTTAAAAGACGAAATCATCATTGTTGCTGGTGTCCTTGCTGGACTTTTTGTTGTTTCAAAAATTGCTGCTGGCGTGACCGCAACAATCGCCCTCATTAAGACTTTGATAACTGCTTACAATGCGTTAAAAGCGTCAGCAATTGTGACTGGTGTTGCAACTGCGTTTGCTTTGAATCCTTTATTGGGTGTCGGTGCGGTTGCACTTGCTGCGGGCGTTTTGGCTGGTGCTAACGCATTGGCTGGAAAAAGTAACGTTGACACCAGCAGTTTAGGCACGGACGGCGCGGCTGGTTTTTCTGGAACAATGCCAAATGGTCAATCGTTTTCGACAAGCGGTGGCGGTGCAAGTGGCGCTGGCACAACACCAACAACAACG